TGAGAACCAGTACCCGAACGACCCGACCGCAGAAAGATTCTATTTCCTGTTGGATTAAACCAGCTATAATCGGAATAGTAAGTAGTTTCAGATCCACCATGTGCTGTAGGAACTACATCACCATATTTACCTTGAGCTACGGCTTTAATCCATCCATTATATGCTTCTGTTGCAGCTGGATTAGGTTCATATCCTACAACTCTGATATTAGTAGCACCTGCTGCTTCAAGCTCTGCTACATCCTTATCTGGGAATGAACCTCCGTCATATACAACGTATTTACCTTTTAAAATGTTCATTCCTTGTACAAACTCCCACTTACTGTAATAGCAGTCTTCAAGTCCTAAGAAGTTAGTTGAGTAATATCCAGCATCATTATTTACAGCTGCTTTCCCATCTCTATTACCTAAAGCCTTTGTTCCACCAGTCCAACCGTAGTTATATCTCTTAGTACCTCCTGAACAAGGAATAGCACTATTGCTTGTACTAATATTAGTAGTCTTATAGTAAGCACAAAACATTCTAGCTATAGTAGCATGAGACCTATAATCACCAATACCATACATTGAACCATTTACCTTTGCTGCTGCAACGAACTGTGCCATAGTTTTAGATGCTGTTGATATAGAAGATCCAGTACTAGTCAACGCTCCTCCATTTTCATCTGAAATTATTCCTTCAAATGTACCTAATAATAATTCTGGTTCCTCAATGTAGTCATTATCAATTTGTTGTTCTGATATGTATGTTCTCCAAATACCTGGGCTTCTTTCTATAGTTTTGTGATAGTATTTAGGGAAATGCACCATTAAACTCTCCTTTCTAACGGTTTCGTAAGTAGCAGATGTACCATCAGGCCATTTACTACTATCTGTTTCGTTTAAGTAACTAATCAATGCAGCATCATCACCATATGGTTTAGCAATACATCTCTTAAACTTACTTCTTAATGATTCAATTACATTTCTATTACCACCTGTTGCACATGTAGTAGATGATGCATTTTCATTATTCTCATACCAATATGCTAGAGTATCTTCTATGTCGTTATTAGTTACAATTTGATTACAATACCAAACTGCATTGCGTGTACCAAATAAATATGATTCTCCATTTAACGCATTATATTGCGCACTACAGTATTTTGGTAATAATGTTGTTTCATCAAGTCCATTATTACTATACAACGATATTACACTCCAACCAAGACTATTAGGAGATATTTTTCCTTGAATTGTTATAACACCTTTATCTTTATAATTTCTAATAGTCCACTTACATATTGCTTGTAAGTAATCAACAGTAGGATGACCGACAGTTTCATAATCTTCTCTTAGTAAACCATCTGTAACCAAAGTGTCCCAGTTTGGGAAGTTAGCATATAATGCTACATTACTGTTTTCAAATCCTGCATGATATCCATCTAAAGTATCAGCTTCCAGACCACTACCGCTACCATCATTACCAGCATGCCATACTTTATTGTTTTTATAAGTGAATTTATCTTCAGATATAGAAAGATTTGTAGCACTATCCCAAGGATTATTTCCCCATCCTAAATAAACATTAGAAGATTTATATGTAGATCCATCTCCAGTGGAAAACATTCCAATCCCACCTATATAACCAGTTTTATCAAAGTTTCTATAAAATAAACCTTTTGCATTACTACTGTTTTTGGCATTCTCTAATTTTAATCCATCTAAAGAAACTTCCGTATTATATTCGCTAACTGTTATATTAAGAGCACCTGTCATGACATCCCCAGTCTTTTTCACATATCTAGCATCACTAGTATCTTGTGTCATTGCTGTGATACCTTTAGCAAAAGCTATCTTTGTACCATTCTTAGTAACTGTAGTAATCACATTACCTGCACCAGTAACTTCAACTGTTTCTAGTTTGTTGCTCTTTAGATTAGCAATATCAGATTTGATTGTAGTATCATTATAATTACTCAATCCATCTAGTTTAGTCTTATCAGCAGCAGACATTAGACCATTCGCAGTAGCAGATGCTAATTCAGCAGTACCACCTAGTGCATCCCAACCTTCACTTGTCCATGCATAGTTAGTATCACTTCTACGAACATTCCAAACATCACCAATAATATTACCTTCAGTAGGTAAGTCTTCTATGCTGTCTACAGATCCTTTAAAGATATATACCGAAGTAAATTTACTATCTACCTGAGACTTATTATAATAGTTTGTTGCTAAATCATCAGATACTACTTTAATATTGGCATCAGTTTGTTCCTTAGTATAATATCTAGTGTCATGAGTATGAGTAGTTACTTCACCTACTAATACAGCTTCAATAGCTGCTTTACTGAGTTCAGCATCTTTACCAGGATCACCTTGAGGTCCTTGGAATCTACCCATATTAACCCACTCTGTACCATTCCAAAAGTATAAATCTGTACCAACTATATAAGAGTCACTAAGTTGTGGATCTACTATAGTATCTAAATCTTCTGGACTATCAAGACTACCTTTTAAGATAATACCTGAGGATGGCCAACCAGTGTTTACATATACGTCATCAACTTCATCCCAAAGATACCAATAACCATCTTCTCCTACTTTGGGTGGATTGTCTGCGTATTCCTTAGCTCTCGCTGCTTGAGTATTAGCATTATTAGCAGCAGTAGTAGCATTTGTAGTAGCTTGTTGTGCAGCTGTTTTAGCCTCATTTACGGCAGTTATAGCATCAGATGTATTCTTTTCCCTTGCAGCCTCTTGAGTCTCTCTAATCGCCTCATTTGCCTGTCTAGTGGCTTCATTTGATTCCCTTTCCTGTTCTGCTGTATCACGAGCTGTTTCAGCTGCTATTCTAGCATCTTCGTTATCTACACGTTTAGTTTCAGCTGCAACTCTTCCCTCTTCAGAACTGATTCTCTTTGTTTCTTCCTCAATTCTTTTCTGTTCATTTGTATTGCGTTCAACTTCAGCAGATGCTCTTAATGTTTCTGCACTAGCTCTAGCACTTTCAGCAGATATACGATTAGCTTCATTAGTTTTACGAATATCCTCTTCAGACTTTCTAGAGTTCTCTGCAGCAATACGCTCATTTTCAGCAGTTACCCTTTTAGACTCTTCTGCTTTCCTACTGTCTTCATTAGAGATGCGTGTATTCTCATTACTTACTCTGGTATTCTCAGCATTAACTCTACCTTGTTCCGCAGTAACACGTAATGCTTCTGCTTCCTTAACAGCTTGTTCAGTAGCTTCTACTTGTGCTTTAGCTTCTAATGCTTCTGCTTTAGCTTCTAATGCTTCTGCTGCTGCATCTAATGCAGGTTGTTTTAATGATTGAACCCATTCCTCTTCAGTACCTACAAAACCATGTTTTACTGCAACTTCATATGCTGACCAACCTTGAATACCTTGCATACCAGATAAGTCAACAATGAACTTCCAACCTTCTTGAGTTTTTAAGTAAACTTTAGCATCATCAGGATCTTCTACATTATTAGTATTAATAAGTACATATTCACCTAACTTTACATCAGCAGTACCCCAATCAGCTTCCATTGCTTCTACTGAAGGATATTCCTTCTTGTAAGTGAAAGCATCACCAATAGCAACTATACCAGTATTAACATATTGTTTAGTATCGTAGTCATAAATCCACCAATCATTATCTACGATCTTTGGTGGATTACTAGCAAGCTCTTCAGCTTTATCAGTAGCAGCTATTGCATCGTCAACTATACCTTCAAGTTCTTCTACAGCTTGATTAGCTTTATCTGCAGCTTCATTTGCTTTATTAGCTGCATCTAGTGCAGCAACAGCAGCATCTTCAGATGCTTTACTTAAGCTATCAATCCAATCTTGTTCACTACCTTTAAAACCTAATTTAACTGCAATATCGTAAGCACTAAGACCACGAGCTTCTATACCTGTATCTACATATACTTTGTTGATAGGATCATAAGTAAACCAATGATCATTATCACCTATATATGGGGACTCTGCAGTAGCTTTTACTCCAGTATCTTTATTGTCTACCCACCAGTTGCCATTAGAACCAATAAATGGTGGTACATAGTCATCTTTACTTACATCAAAGAGTACAATCCATTTTTCTATATCGTGATTGTAAACTTTAATTATTCTACCTTTTGAATCTGCTCCCAAGTCAATCCAGTACCCAACCTGATCTGGATTGGGTACGGTTATACTTGCGAACCATTCATAATATACATTATTCTTAATCATATTATAATGAGTATGGATTATCTTGTTTTATTTTTTCTACTGCTTCTCTCCATTCTTGATATGCTGCTGCAGCTTTCTCTTCCTCTCCAAATTCTCTATACTTTACATAAGCCATAT